GTCCAGCTAACCACATGTGGTTGGAAAGACTAACAAAGCCGGCAATAACTCTTGGATCGGCCGTTATTTGGTCTGGCCGGTGTTTAATGTAAAGAGGGGTCACGTCGACTCCTCTAAACGCATCGACACCGCAGCTCTCCTTGAAGTTTCCAACAAGGAAGCTCTTCTTAATGTTGACTTTCAAGCCAACATCTTGAAGCCATTCCACACAATGGTGCGCGTATTCGCGTTTTATGATGATGTCATCACCATAGACACGAATACACCTAGAAGCTCGCTTTAGATTCCAGTGAGTCGGGTTCACACCCTGACTATCCAAGATAGCTGCTAAGCATACTACAGCAAAGCAGACGGATTGCACTGGAAAGGTTAAAGCGTTGCCCATTCCTGCAAACTTGCCCAAACTGAGTGTAGGTTTATCTTTACACTCAACAAAGGCGGAACGACAATCCATCATATGACCAAGAAATTGGTTATGATGTCTGAATACAGACTTAACGAGTGAAACACTCAATAAATCTGACGCAGACTTCAGGTCGATGGTTGCCCAGTTGTCATGAATGGATCCTTCCATTGCAAGGTGTTGATTCTTGCTTTGGTCGGATAAAGCTAAACTGTTACCCAAGACTTTACATTCGAGGATTGCATCCCGAAGTAGAGTGTTAAGTCCTTGTTGAACATACTGTTTCAACATGGGCTCAACGGTAATAGTCCGGCGCGAAGAAGAATTCTTCGCAACGGAAATTAGTCTAGCAGTGCTTCTAGAAGCTCTGTCATTGACGATACTTGCATCAGGTATACTTGATGCTACGCTTCTAATGACTTCGTCAAAAGAAGGACCAACTTGCGAGTGCAAGTCGGACACAGTAGCAAAAAGTCGGTCTGATCGAGCTCCGGATTTCGACAAGAAAACTGGAGATCGCGGTTTGGCATGAAAGGAAACTTGGCTCTCGCCAATTCCCCACAACCCAAACCTATCAAGTTCGAGATCCTCTCTCCAGAGGTCCCGATACAAGGCTGCGTACTTTTCGTTCGCCTTGTAACCTTCTTTGACAGCACCCGGCCCGTGTTTGTACTTACCATTTTCTATATCCTTTGAGTTGAGGGTATTGAGTAGGAACTTACAAACACGACCAATGAGATGGTCGAGCCTGTCGGGTATAACAACCCTACTTGCAAGATCATCACATAGGTAAAACTCGTTCACCGCCTTTGAATGAAGAAGATCTTCATCTTCTGACGACAATTGAGTCTTCTTGAAGAGTAGAAGGACTGTTCTAAGGTCCTTCAATGTACCTAAGTCAGGTACCTCAACAAGTAAGCCGGTGAGCGGATCGAAAACCTTACAGAACATACCCGAAAATAAGCGCGGGATTGTTC